GCCCCTGAGCAACATGGTAACCACGGGCAATCAAGCTGTTGTCCCAACTCCAACCACGATCGAACTGACGCTGATCAACCAAGGTGTCCTGGGTTCACGTGTTGAAGTGCTCGATTGGCTCACGAGAGCGATAGATGAGTTGCGTCAACAGCGTCGTCTGCGGGTGAACCTGTAGTGTGGAACAACTGTGTTACGGGCGCCACGTATTCAGCTCTCGTTGATTGGAATCAAGACGGTGTCGTTACGGGTGTCGGAGAGAACGTCACTCCGAACATTCTTGACGGTGGTCGATTTACCTACGGATACGGGCGCGATCAAGCCCGGCAACTTTCTCCGTCAGCCGTGGGACAAGCAGGATTCGTGCTGTGCAATGCGAATCGGATGTACAGTCCTGAGAATCAAAGTTCTCCGTTGTTCGGAGATTTGGGTCCGGCTCGTGAAGTCACGGCTGAAGCCATCTTTCAGAACGTTACTTATCCGTTGTTTACCGGTCGGATAGATGACTTTTCGGTCCACGCAGACAGGGCCGATCGCACGGTTGATTTTACGATCCTCGACGGCATGGCACTTCTCCAAGATGTCACGCTGTCTACTGCTGTTTATGAGGGACGTAGAACCGGCGAAATTGTAAACCTCATTTTGGATGAAGTGGGGTGGTCAACAACCTTGCGAGACGTTGACTACGGCGCGTCGTTCACTCGGTTTTGGTGGGCCGAAGATACGGACGCCTTTTCTGCTTTGCAAGAAGTCGTGCGCGGGGAAGGTCCACCAGCCATCGCGTACGTAGCACCGGACGGCAAGTTCGTATTCAGGGACAGACACCACCGGTTGCAACGGATTCCATCCCTGATATCTCAAGCGCTCTTTGCCTCGACACGTCTTAATGTGTGTCCGCCGGTTACCGGGGCGCCAATGGTGACAGGATCTTACTTTTCTTACACTCCTCCGTTTGAGTATCAACACGGGTGGCGAGACATCGTCAACGTCGTACAGCAAAGCGTTGACGAACGGAGACGAGAACCTTTCTTTGGTTCGGTGTGGTCGACAGATGATCCATTTTCCATCTTGATCGGACAAACGCTTGAGATTAAGGTGTCTGTCGGAGACCCGTTCAAAGACGCGATCACACCTGTTCTTGGAATTGACTTTCAAACTGTAGGTGTGGGTGTAGTAACGGCGACGTTGTCCCGAACATCGGGCCAATCCACCATCATTCGTCTTACGTCGATCGGTGGAAATGCTACCGTACTCAACTTGCAACTCCGCGCACGATCCATATCTGTATCGCGTGTTATTCAAACATCTGAATCGGACCCCAATTCGATAACAGTTCACGGAAAGAAAAACTACCCGAACACTATTCCATTGGTCACGGCCAACGATGTAGAAGCTGTGAGCGAAACTATCCTCGCTCACTACTCGACCAGACGGCCTATCATTCGCATGAGAATTGTGGCGTGCGACCCCGCTCACCTAGTACAGATATTTTCTCGTACTCTTTCCGACCGAATTTCTGTCGTAAACGCTGAACTAGGGATGAGCAGTGATTTTTTCATCGAACGTTTGGATTTTGTGGTCAGTAAAATAAACCCGAATACAGCGTCCATGCATGCGGCCGTGTTCGGATGTGAACGTGAGCTACAGCGTCCGCCCAATAATCCATTCACCTTTGACAAAGTGGGTGCAGGATTTAACGACGGTGCGTTCGATCCAATTGCGGCTAACAATCCTGCGAACATATGGATATGGAACTCACAAAATCGATTCGATGTCAACAAGCTAGCGACCTAGGGGGAACGATGATCGCACGTGCGTACATGTACTCCGGCATGTGGGTGGCTGATTGCCCGCGTGGGTGCAACAATACCGAATTGTTGTTTGATAAACGACCTGCACAACTTGAAGTGGAGAAGCACGAGTATCACTGTTCGTACTGCGGGTACGAAACAACCAAAATTGAATGGCCCGCGAACCGAACAGGGATTGAAACCGTGCTCAATCTTCGGCCGATTCCGCACAATCGTAACTGGTACCCGTCCGACCACGACATAGCGGTCCGGTTTCGTGTCCCACACGGGCAGACGATAGATCAACTTCGGGAAGAAAATGCTGAGCACGACGTTCCGACGAGTTAAGGAGACAAACTGTGGCTTGGACAGCTCCAATGACAGCCATTCCGAATACCGTGTTCACGGCTGCCCAGTTCAACACGCACGTACGAGACAACTTGAACGAGACCGCGCCGGCCAAGGCTACGATGGCATCCAGTCACTTTGTCGGAGTAGGACCCAACGAAATCGTTGAGCGTATGTCTCAATCACAAAACATCACGGCCACAGAGTCAACTACGTCAACGTCTTACACGGATTTGGCAACTGTGGGACCTACGGTTACCACGGCTACAGGCAACTCTGCGATTGTGTTCATCCGAGCGGGTATCGAAAATACGATTGTCAATGAGGCATCGTTCATGGCGTTCGATGTAACCGGAGCGTCCAGCCTGCCAACCAATGACGCGTCCGCAATCAACACAGACGGCAATGCTGCGAACTCTCGCGTGCGTATGGGCACCGCGTACATGATTAACTCACTCACTGCCGGAGTGAACATATTCACTGCCAAATACAAGGTGTCCGCAGGTACGGGCGGATTTACCCAGCGACAACTAGCCGTGTTTCCACTCTGAGCAAAAATGATCTAAGGAGAATCAAGTCTGTCCCGCTAAGTGCAGATCGATTCATTTCCGCATTGCGTGCGGAGGGTGTCAAAGTAATAGAACACAGATCGTGGCGCACCCATAACCGTAACCACATGGGTCTATGGGGCCCCGTTTATGGAGTAATGATTCACCACACCGCGTCATCGAACACGCTCGGAACCGTAGATCTTTGTTATGATGGACGATCCGATTTGCCAGGACCGTTGTGTCACGGAGTTGTCGCCAAAGACGGAACCGTATACCTAGTAGGAAACGGTCGTGCCAACCACGCGGGTGCGGGGGATGGTGACGTGCTGGCAGCCGTGCAAGACGAACGTGCACTTCCTTTCGACAACGAAAGCGACACGGATGGTAATCGATATTTCTACGGGTTTGAAGCAATTAATTTGGGTAATGGAACAGACCCGTGGCCACGTGAGCAAATCGATGCGATCGTGCGTTCGAGTACTGCTCTATGTCGAGCCCACGGATGGGGCAAAATTGGAGACACTTCTGTGATTGGCCATCTTGAGTGGCGTCCCGGAAAAATTGATCCACGTGGACTCGTCATGGACGATGTCCGCACACAAGTTGCTGAACGACTCCGGCACGATGCCGGATGGAATGGAGACGATATGCCTAGTTATCTTGCTTTGGGTATGACCGAATCGTTCACGCTTGGTTCGGGTGTGTGGACACCCATTGTATGGGACACCGAAGGGTCTGATGAATCTGAGCAACATCGCGACGGGGCTCAAGTTTTCGTCACGGGTGGTTCGCAGTACAACGGAGCTGTGTGGGTATACACAGAAGGTTTGAATGCGGGTGTGCCGTTGTTTGTGCGTCTGGAGTATTGCGACGCGGACGACAACACCGTCAAATACGTACCTTTCTCGGGTTCTTCCGCACCCACGTTGGAACCGGCTCGGCTCGCTTTCCCAATTGTAGGGAGCGTGCCTGCGGGCCAACGAGTGAAAGCGGCCGTGTATCAAAACAGTGGAAATTCAATCTCGGTTCTGCGCGCCGAACTCAGGGTTCAGGTGTGGGCATGAGCGACGCACGTATTCAGTTTCTCATCGAAGAAGCATTGATCCCTTTGCGAGCGGAACTTGCTTCTCTTTGTGAAGAACTCTCTGATCTGCACGCAGAACTACACAACGCTGTTGCAAAGACGCAACAAACAACGCCCAAAATCGCTCTGCGAACCAAATCGTAAGGAATCCCATGCGTGTAGTTGTGTATCCGGCCGATCGATTTGGGTGCGGTTATTTCCGGATGATCTGGCCCGGCGAAGCCGTCAAACGAATGGGCATCGACATAGAGATTATCAACACTCGTGATCGACGTGTTCGGGTACATATGGAGGGAAACACGGTTGTAGATGTAGATGTCGATACAGACGTAGTCGTATTCCAACGACTTACCCACGCGTGGATGTCGCAAGCCGTCCCCATCCTCCGAGCCAAAGGCGTAGCCGTTGTAATAGACGTCGATGACGATCTGCGTTCTGTGCATCCGTCCAACCCTGCGTTCGCTGGAATTCATCCGAAGAACACGGCCACTCATCACTCATGGCAACACCTCAATTTCGCCTGCCGCGAGGCTACGTTAGTCACCGTGTCCACTCCCGCGCTGTTGTCCATGTATGCGTCTCACGGGCGCGGGGTCGTATTGAACAATTATTTGCCATCTGCTTACGACAACCTGTCGCACGCGGATTCCGACCTGATCGGGTGGCCCGCTTCTTATCACAGTCACCCGAACGACCCTGATGCGATGGGCGGTGCAATCGCGCGAATCGTCAGGGACGGGGCACGGTTCACCATGATCGGAGACAGCCAAGGGGCTGGGCGGGCCTTGGGGCTCTCCGCAGATCCCCCCGGGGGCGGAGTACCGCTGGATCGTTGGCCGGGCGCTGTAGCGGCACTGGGGGTCGGTGTCGCACCCCTTGCGGATACCCGGTTCAACGGGGCAAAGAGTTGGCTCAAGCCCTTGGAAATGTGCGCTGCCGGCGTGCCGTGGATAGCTTCCCCGCGCACCGAGTACAGGCGCCTGCACGCCCGTGGGGCGGGTGTTTTGGCGGACCGGTCCCGCACGTGGTACCGAGAGCTACGAAGTCTGCACGGGTCCGTTCAACGGCGCACGGAGCTGTCCGAGGCTGGCCGCGAGGTGGCGCGCGGGTTGCGTTTGGATGATCACGCGTGGCGTTGGGCCGAAGCATGGCAAAAGGCCCTTGACACCCAACGTGGTGTCAAGGACCTTTCGGTTATTTCTTAGCTCAGGTCCCGAAGTTGCCGTTCGAGTTCGCGTACGCGATTGCGTAGTGCGTCGATCTGCGTGCACAACTCGCGCGTCCGAACGAGATTGGTTACTGTGAGAAACTGTCGCCGTTTTGTGTCCAGATGGCCTTTCAGATTGGCATAGTGTTCTACAAGTTCTTCATTGGTCATCATCAATATTCTCCAGCGTCCAAGACAGACCGCATGAAAGACAGACCGCATTGTTTTCTTGAAACGAGATCCGATCGTTCTCGCAACCGGGGCATTTTTTTCGATTGCGCTTGCGAAGTAGTTTCTTCCGAAGATCAGTGGACGTTCCCGCCCACACACCCACGTCCTTGTTTGTCATCGCGCTGTCCAGACACTGAACGTACACGGGACACGCGTTGCAGTACAACTGTGCAGCCTCGTTCGCGCACCCGTTTTCCGACCTACCTGAACTCGGGAAGAAAATAGGATCTGCGGTTCCTCCGCAAGCCGCTTGTTCGTGCCAATCCGAACTACCCATGCGACTTACTCTTTCGTCCAGATTTCTCCGGCGACAGCGACACGACTGTAATTGCCCGGACTTTCGTTCGTCTCTTCAGTTCCGTCCCTGCCCGTGATCAGGGTGCCGAACACCAGACGACCCATGTAGTTGACCTTAGTCACACTCACTTCGGTTACTCGAACGACCTTGCCGTTCGGGTCGGTAACCGTGTCGCCCGGACGTAGCTTGCTTGCGAGACAATCACTGGCCATAATATTTTTCCTCTCGTGGTGGTCTGTCTTTTCAGCGTTCGGAGATCTGTACGAACGAACTCTGGTTTCGCACGGCCGGAGCGTCGTCGCGGTTCAGCTCGCGGTCAATGATTTGCTCGGGAGTCGCGGGCACGGTCTCAGCCGGCACGGTCTCTCGCTCTACCGTGTACGTCATGCGGTGAACCGTGTAGGACGTGATGCGATCAAGGCGCCACGACCGAGACTCCCCGGTCTCGCGATCCATGGCTTTGATGATGACGTTACCCGTCTTAGTCGTCATCACATCGTACGTCTCAATCGTACGAACAGTTTCGGACCCGTCCGCCTTGACGTAGGTGATGGTGACCGGGCGACGCTTGCCCATGGCTGCATAGACATCTGCCAGGGTGTCTGTCGTGTTGGTCGCCTTGCGCATCTTTTTCCTCCGATGTCGATGAGTCCAGTTTAACTAAATCGATCGGTGATGTCAACACATCATGGCGTAGGGCCCGGCAAGGTGGATCGCACCCTTGCCGGGCCCTACTGGTTCGTGCACTTAGTTAAACAGACCTAGTGATCGTCCGCAAGGGGTAGACTGTACACGGGTCGGTTGTCCGAAGATGTCTTGCACACGCACCCATCTGCCACCATGCGGGACAACGCGCCATGGACAGCGGACTTGGATCGACCCGTTTCACGAGACAACTCCGAGACACCGAGCGGACTGTTCGCGAACGCGAGCACCATCCTGATATCGTCCGAAACCGTGGTTGTCCCGTTGTCCATCGGTGCGACCGAGCTGTCCGGGACAGTGGGCAAGCTGTCCGAGGGGCGGTCTCCGGACAGCGGGACTGTCCGAAAGACATCTTCGGACAACCACCTGGCCTTTGATTCGTCAGGCGTGCGATGATCTTCATCCTTGATCAACATCCAACCTGATCCGATCAACGTGTGCGGTGCCCAACCGTTGCTCACGTCATCCTTGTAGACGATCGTTGACTCTTCACTGCTCAACAGCAACAAGCTGATTCGGCAACCGAGTTGCGACCTGATTTCGGTGGGCAGATTGGTTGCCTTCGGATACTGCGTTGCCCAAACAAAGTACACACCGAATGCACGACCTTGCTCGATAACCTGGTAAAGACTTTTGAGCTGCACATCCGTGAAGCCACGGATTAACGCGTTGCCTTCATCAATGATGACTACAAGAGCTCGATCTTCTGGCGTCTCTTTCCAGGACGACGTTTTACGTTCCAGCATCTTGGCTGCACGACGCGGGAACTCGGTCCCGATGAACCACACGACCCTGTTCACCGCATCCGGAACGCTGGTGATCCGCGTCGCCTTGCCCGCATAGTGCTGAGACTCCGTGCCGAACTTGAGATCCCAAATCTCCAAATCCGCGTCTTCTGATTGAATCACATGCGCGCCAATCAACCTCTGTGCGCACGACTTGCCGGAACCAGATGTGCCGAAGATACCGATACGTTGATTGACCGACAGGTGCACATCTTCCCCGAACGGAGTACGACTGATCCACATCGGGTCAGCCAGACGAACACGTCCTTCGGGGATTGTCCACACCACGGATTCGGAAAGCGGATCGTGGGTGATGATTCGAACGATCCCGCTTCCTTTAGTGGGGCCCGGCTTTATTTGGATCTTCCAGGACTCGTCAAGATCTAGCCCGGTTTCGATTTGGCGGACATTGTCCATTGTGGTCTTCAGATTCATTCTGCCACCGAACAGCACGTGCACATCGACACCGAACGGAGTACGACTCAACTTGTCAAGGCCCATTCCGTTCATGCCCCGATCCGCCACCATCTTCGCCCACGCTTCGGGACGCAACCGAGCCATGAGCGAATTCGGAATACCGGTCGCGTCAAAGTCTTCTGCCCACGCGTGCGACCCGGCCACCGGCCCGGCCACGGGAACGCCGACCGGAACAGCGTACGGCGCCAAATCGGACGGCAGGCCGGCCGAGTCGGGTAGGACACTTGGTCCCCACGCGGCCGGCCCGACCGGCTCGGCCG